AGAGAATTAGATAAAGAAGAAAAGAAATATATATCACAAGAGGAAAAGACAGAGGCATATATAAAAAAATCAAAAACCTCATTTGATATTGAAACAATAAAATCTAAAATGGGTGATTGGGTGAGAGAAGCAGTAGCTTTTGAAGCTCGAGAGGTATATCTAACAAATTATACGATGGAAATATATAATGATATATACCGAATCATCAGCTTAGAGATCTTAGATTTGAAAATAGTTGATTTATTAAAAACTAAAGAACAACGACAAACAAAGCAAAGAGTATTATCTCTTCTGAAAAAAGTATTAAGAAATAAGAAATTCAATGAAGAGATTACTATCAAGAGATTTCAACAAATAATAAATCTTTTAGAAGAAGACGAAGAATAATTAATTTTAAAATAAAAAGAATATGACAATGAATTTTTTTAAAATGGTGCTTTCCTATCTCCCTTTACAAATAGATAAAATAGTGCAAGCAGCGCAGGAAGGCCAATCTGTAGGACAATCTTTCGTACAGATATTTCTTTTTTGGACAAATATATTATTAGGGTGTGCTTTTGGAATACTCTTAATTATGACAGTTACAGCAAGTGGAAATGGTGAAGAAAAAAATAAAAGAGTAGCTAATTGGATGTTTATGCTCGGATTTGCCGCAGTTGGGTTATTTATTTTGCGTAAAGCATTCTTTTCCTAATTCCTAATTAAAAATATTAAGAAGTATGAAACAGGTATTAAGTGTGTCAATTGATTTGACAAAAATTCCAGAAGAGAAAATATTGACAGTAGACAAAGAAGGGAAGCCCTTTAGTAAAGGACAAAAATTTGTAAAGTTGAAAATATTTGTAAACGACGAAAAAGACCAATATGGAAAAGATATAAAGGTTACACTTGAGAAAGCTAAAGATTCTCAAGAAGCAACAATTTATGTGGGAGATGGGAAGTTACAAGAGAATAAGGAATGAAATGGGTTGATATATTTGTTATTGCAATTTTTGTTTATTCGGTTCTTAGAATAATAGTAATTATCAATAAACCAGATGGACATGACAAAGCAATTGCTCCCTATTATTGGTTTATAGGACTCTGCTTGTTATGTGCTTCTTGGGCTACAATTAGAATTATTTTTCCTTCAGTAAAAATAGAGATGAAAATAAATGGGGGAGTTACTGAAGAGATAAATAAAGATTTTTATGATAAAAGCTCAGATACTATTAGTATAAGAGTAAAGCCTAAAAAGAAGAATAGATGAATCTAAGAGGATTTAAAGAAACGTACAAAATAAAAAGAAGTGTAAGTGACCCTGTGATGTTCAGAGGGTTGCCTTTGAAATTAGCTAAGTTCAATTTATTGGCTATAATTATTGTTGTAATAACTTGCTTAATGCTTTCAAATATCAATTCTATAGATCCAATACTTATAGCTGTAGTAGGAACAGTTGCACTTACAATTGTTCTAAGGTTTATCAGAAAGTTCTATAAGAAGTATGGTATCAATGGTTATGAACTCGCACAAAGAGATAAATCTTTATCTTCTTTTATCCGAGCAGATAGATCTATAACAGATATCTTAAAAAGTAAAATTAAATGAATTTATCTCAAGCAATACCTATCTATGACATTACCAAATCGGGAATCATTATAGGAGATGTGAACGGAAACCTTACCGTTTGTTTTAGATTACATCTTCCTAAAGTTTTTTCTTTGGGAGAAAATGATTTTCAGAATATCATAGAGAATTTCAGAATATTCCTAGAATTATTAGGAGATGATATCTTAGTACACAAGCAGGACTTTTATTATAGGAGGTTTTTCTCAATGATAAATAGAAGCGAGGATTTATCAGAAGATACCGGAAAAGTTCGTGATTTTTTAGAGAGAGCATACCAGGCTCATTTTAATGAGCGACCATACCTCTCTATGGAAAGTTATATGTATATCACTAAGATTAATTCATCCTCTAAAGGAATTCAAGATTCTTTGGTGTCTAAAAAGTATGCTTCTATTAATGAAAATGAATTTTTGCAAAATGTAATCAATGGGGTAGAAATTCTGAAAAAAAATGGTATTCAAGTAGACTTTTTGAATAGAGAAGATTTGCTCTCTAAAGAAAGTGTAATTTCTAGATATTATAATTTTTCAGATGCCAATATTGAGCAGCTAAAGGATGTCAGTTTTGAAGGAGGAAAAGTCTATGTAGGTTCTACCCAGGTTCATATTTATACTATTGAATCCTTGGAACAATTTCCTGTCGAAAATATAGGATATAATAAAATAAAAAATGGCTTTTTTGGGGGCTGGTATTCATTTTTATTCCTATCGTTTGCGGTAAAGCGTATTGGATTGTAAACAGTTTGGCTATTTGCAAGCAAGGATTTGTGGGCCTATTGTGTTTGTTTTTGTTAATCAATGGGTTGTTTTGAAAAATGGCGGAATTTGCGGGGTTTGGAGCCTGCGAAAAAACCACCACATGGGCGGTTTTCTGATTTTCGTCAAAGAAAATTTGATAACTTTAAGCTGCTATTTCTTGATAATCGCGCAGGTACTCTGCTTCGGCTACGTCTTCTTCAAAGTTAAGCGATAACTGGATGTTGCTCCCTTTTTTCTCGTTACATACATCCACATCGGTTTTTAGCTGGAAACAATCGCCTACAATTTGTTGGCGGCGTTGCGAAAATGCTTTTTTAAAGTGTTCAATAGGAACATTGGGGTCGTCTAAATCTGCCCATAATGTTTGTTGTTTACCATTTTGACTTTGCTTGACTGCGTGCTTGGCACGGTATCGCTTGCCTGTGTGGTCTGTTCTGATTTCTTCGCGAAAATGTCGCGAAAAGGCTTCGGCAGTTATTTTGATTTCATCTTGTAGATTAGGGCGATACAAACCGTTATCTAATGCCCAGCCTGCTAAATCATGGGTATCAATGATGCCATCTGCAATACCTTTGGCTTGCTTGTATTGCTCAACAATACGGTTTAATTCATCTTTTTTTGCACTCATATTTTAATCTCCGTTCACTAAATCCCAGCCATCATAAGTTGCACCATTAAGGACGAATTGACGAATAGGGACAAGGTGTTTGCGTAGTTGTTGATATTTGCCTGTGCGGTTATGCAACTGTCCAACCACTAATCCTGTGTGAATTTTGTTTACGCCTGCAAAAGCAATAATTTTTTTCTCTGCAAAAATATAAGCTCCTGCGCGAATGATATAGCTGTCAAGTTTTGCTGTGGGTACGCAAAAATTGGCAGCGGCTTCATTGGCGCGTTGTTCTTCCACCGGCAATGCTTCGCTTGGTATGCCTAAATCTTCATCAAGAATAGGCATATTTTGCCCATCTCCATTTAAGACGTGTTCTAATTCGTGGCGCAAGGTAAACCAAAAATTATCTATGCGGTCGTATCGCAAGGTAAGCGCAATAACGGGCGTTTGGCTGTCCAACCAAAAGCAGGCTGCATCTAACTTGCTATTGGGTAGGCTCTCTATTACTACAAATTTAATGCCGCTTTCTGATAGTATTTTAGGAACGTGGCGGATTTCTTCGGGTGATAGCAATAAGGCGGATAATTTTTCAATTGCTAATTTGGCTGCCTGTTTGCTAAATTTTCCTGTTATTTGGCTTTGGGCAAGCTGCTTGGCTTTATGTAGCCAAGCTATATTAGTTATGCTGATGCTTTGATGATAGGCGGCGGCATTTTGTTTGGCTGCAAATTGGAAAGTGCTGGGTTGTTGAATGTCGCTGATTTGAAAAAATGCTTTAACAGCAGCTTCCAAATCATCCAGCGTTTGCCCTGCATGTATCCAGCCACGCTTAATCATGTCCTTAATGGGGTAGTTCTGATACAAAATAGCACGACGAGAAATGTCGGCGTATTTGTCTTGCTCAATTTGGGAGAGTTGGTAACGAGCTTGCCAATTTAGCCATGTTTCGGCTGAAATATTGAATGCTTGGGCTAATTGCATAGCTGTATCTGGGGTGATGCCTAGCTTCCCTGTGATAATTTGGTTGATGGTTTTTTGTGGGCGGCAAATAATGTCGGCAAGGTCGCCTTGCGTCCAGTTGCGAGCAGCAAGCTCTGCTTTAAGTAGTGCGCCAGCATGGATGGGTTCGGCTGGCAATAGCTGCTGATTGTTCATAATGTTTCCACGATGTTGATTACATGAATTTTGTCGTCTGTTATTTCTAAATATAAACGGCGTTTTGGGTCTATTTTGATGCTTGGTGGCTGCCCGGAAAAATCTAGAAACTTGGCAGCCTTTAAATCTGCTGGGCTGTTGGCAGCACATAAATAGTTCACGACAAGGCGATAGGCTTGTGTGGCTTTAATGCCCATATCATCTTGAAAGTATTTATCTTGAAACAGCATACGCAAATAGTCGGTCTTAAAATCTACCTGCATTTCCTTTTCCTATTTTCCCAAAAATAACGGTTTGTGTAAATCTGTTATTTTGCTAATCCAACACGCTCCACCAAAACACGCGCCCGATGATGCGGATGTCTTCGCCATCTACTATTTCGTCCTCGTAGTTTTCGTTTTCGCTGCGGATGCGGACTTTGTTGCCCGGCAAACGGGAAAGGTATTTCACGCGGAATAATTCGCCATGTTGGAAGGCGTAGATTTTGCCGTCCCTGATGTTTTCTATCCCCTTATCTACGGCAATGGTGGCGTATTCTGGTATGCGCGGCTCCATGCTGTCGCCTGTGAGCGTGCAGCAGATTACGTTGTCTGGCATGATGCCTTTGCGGTGTAGCGTGGCTTTGCCAAAAGGCAGCCTGAAACCGTTGTAGTCGGGGATTTCAAACGAGCCATCGCCGCCCCTAAGTTCTGTTTCTTTTAAAAACGGCGCGAATACATAATCATCTTCGGGCAGCGGGGTGTTGCTGCTCCATAGCATCGGGCGGTGGATGTCGTGCAGTTCGTTGATGCGCGGGGCGAAGTTGGCGGGGTTTGGGGAGGCGGTGGTGATGGGGTACATCTCGCCTTGCCCTGTTTCTAGCCAAATGGCTGATACGCCTAATTTTTTCTGTGCCAGCAACATCCCATTTTTAGAGATGCCACGCGCTTCCCAGTTTTTCACAACTTGCGGGGTTTGACCTAATGCGCGGGCAAGTGCGGATTGCCCTGCAACTTCTTTTTCTGCGGCTGCTTCATATAGCCGCTCCATTGTCTTATCCATAATCAAATCTCCGTTTTTCAAACCTTAATTCTCGTACATTTAAACAAATTGTTCTTAAACAAATATTTGACTTTTGTTTAAACATGGTGTTTAATTTATGCCTTGTTACCACATGGAAGTAAACAAAATGAACGACAAACAACTGATTGAACAGTTGGGTGGCTCAACAAAGGTTGCGGAAATGCTTGGTTTTAAGGGCGTAAATGGCGCACGACGTGTAAATAACTGGAAAAAACGCGGCATCCCTGCGCAAGTGAAATTAGACAACCCTAAATTATTTCCACATACGCCTGTTAAGCCATGACTGAATTATCCCCACTCCAACAAGAAAACGCCCGCAAGAACGAACGCGCGATATTGCACGCGCTTGCGGTGGTATCGCAAAAGCGAGTAGCCGAGCTATCGGGCATTTCGGAAACAAGATTAAGCCGCCTGAAAGATGGCGATTTGGAGAAGTATTGCGCGGCTTTGGCTGCGCTGGATTTGAAGCTAGTGCCTGCTGATGCTGCGATTGTTACCCGCGCGGAACGTAAGTTTATGGCGGAGAAGATGGTTGAGCATTATCAGGCGATAGCGGATGAAGATTAAGTTCTTGAGAAGAGAATTTCATGTTTACACATAGGACAAACCAGATATTCGGACGAAATGGTTTCATCGCCAAACGCCGCAAAGCAGCGCGTCTCTTTTTGCAAGATGGATTTTTTGCCATTGCTCATGCAGTTTGTGCAAATGTCGTGCGCGGGAGTGTGGTCGTTTCTCGTTGGTTGGTAGCGATACACAAAGCCACCCATTGGCAATTGGTGCAAAACATAACGCTTAAATTGAGTTTTTTGCTCGCGGATGTTTCGCATTTCTTTTTCCAACTCGGCATGACGATTTGTGATGTCCGTATAGGCATCGCGCAAAGAAAACAGGCTGTTTTGCAAATCAAGGATGATTGAATTGAGTTCAATGGTTTTCTGCTGAATTTGGCTTGTATCTTTGATTTCTTGGATGGTTTTAATGATTTCAAGACTGGATTTGATAGCTGATGTGGCTGATAGAAATTCAGGCAGCATGGTTTTATCCGTGGCAGGTTGTTGTGTGGAAACTCAATCGTAGCACGGATTTGGCAAAGCGGAATAGACGCTTGGCGGCTCGGACAGACGGGCATTTTTAGGAGACTGATATGACTAAAAAGCAAAAAGCCTTATCCAAAAAGGACAAGGCGATGATTAAGAAAACTCTTTTAAAAAAAGTAGTCAAAGTTGATACCGAAATGGAAACAGACTTTGTTTCAAGACTAGTCGCAGCAATGAAGCAAATCAATCAGGCTTAGAGGAACGAATAGACGCTAATTCTTTCGTAAGCGTTTGAACAAAAGCCGAAAGATGCTTGGCTTGTGTGTTGGCTGTCTTTTCGCTGGGAATAAGTAGCGTTGAGTTGTTTTCCAAAATGAGTTTGGTTAGTTCTAGCGCGTCTTTGTATGCGTGCACATTCATAGCTTCCCCTTTCCGTGGGAAAGGTTGGTAGGACTTCCATTTTACCACGATGACAAAGCGGAACAGGCGCTTGACGGCGGGAGAGACCGCAAAGAAAAAGCCCACGCGGTAAACGTGGACTCAATGTAACGAAGATTTGATGGAGATTTGATTATGACCGAATTGTTTACTCTCGTCAATCGCCCCGTAGCGGGGCAGGCGCAACAAACGGTAAACGCGCGTGAGCTTCATGCGTTTTTGGAAAGCAAACAGGAATTTTCAAACTGGATAAAAAATCGCATTGAAGATTACGGCTTTTTAGACGGCGTGGACTTTTTGACAAATTTATCAAAAACCCAAGGCAGACCGCGCATTGACTACTTTTTGTCGCTAGACATGGCAAAAGAACTCTCAATGGTGGAGCGCAACGCCAAAGGCAAGCAGGCGCGGCAGTATTTTATTGACTGCGAGAAACGGCTTTCAGGCAGCCTGAAAGTTGATTTTAACGACCCTTTGCAGGCAGCCAAGGCGTTTATTGAAGCGGAAACGGCGCGGCGCGATGCGGAGCGTAAGTTGCAGATTGCGGGCGGGGCTTTAACCCGTTTGGGGGCAGCCAAAGGCTCGCAATGCTTACGCGAAAGCGCAAAGCTGTTGAAGTGGCAGCAAACGCCTTTTATTGATTGGCTGCTGGTTAAAAAGATGCTGTTTCGCGATGCGGGCAAGCGGTTGTGTGTGTATCAGGAATATTTGGGGCGTGGCTGGTTTGAATATCGGACCGATGAGAAAAACGGGCACGCATTTAAGCAAGTGATGGTTACGCCGTTGGGCTTGCAGAAGCTGGCGCAGAAGTTGGAAATAAAGGAAGCGGTATGAATTTCTACGCTTTTCATATTAACGATTTTCGTGGGGCAACGTGGCATTTATCCAACCTTGCCCGTTATGTGTATCGGCTGTTGATTGATATGTATTACGACACGGAAGCGGCGTTAAGCAAGGATTTAGATGTGTTGGCGCACAAATGCAGCCTGAAAACCGATGATGAGAAACAGGCGTTGCAAGATGTGTTGAAAGAATTTTTTACGCTGAAAAATGGCAAGTGGCATCACGCGCGCATTGATAAGGAAATTCATGCTTACCGTTGGGCGCACCGTAACGAAAACCGTAACGCTAATAGTAACGACCGTAACGAAATAGTAACGCAGCGTAACGCGAGCAGTAACGATGACCGTAACGATACCGTAACGAACAGTAACGCTGAATTTTACGTAGAACCAGTAACCATAAACCATAAACCAATATCTTCGTCATCTACCGCGCGCGAGGATTTTGCGATGTTTGCCACTTGGCAACCTGAAAGCCAAGACTGGGCGCGAATGGTGCAGCGGGCGATGTTGCCCAACTGGGATTTGACGACCTACGGCGCATTGCTGGCGGAATTTGTGGGCTACTGGCAAAGCCGTGATGATGCGAAAAACCAAGCAGGCTGGGAACACAAGTTTTTGCAAAGCTTGATTGCTGCCAAAAATCGCGGCGCGTTTTCGGTGCAGCCTGCTATCAACCATGCTGTCCTGCCTGAACGCAAAATCAGCGCAACGGCGCAATCGGCGGCGTGTTTGCGCGCGGCAAAAGAAGCGGTGCTATCAGGGAAAGTGATTACGCCGTTGCCCATTGGCGTGTTTGGCGCGATGACGGATGGGCTGTTGGAGCTTTTGGGCTGTGGTTTAGCCTATCCGCCCGCTGCCGATGCGTGGGACGTTACGCTGGCTTCGTGGGGCAAGGAGTTTGCGCGGTTACAACTTGCCGATGACGATACGGCACGGGTGGGAACTGCGTTTGCGAACGCGAAACGCAATGCGCTGGCGGGCGAGAAGCGGTTTCCCAACGTGCAGGAAGTGTTGGGCTGCTTGCCAATGCGTTTGCGCGAGCGGATTGAATTGAAAGAAACGCCCGAAGCGTGGGCGGCGCGGCGACAGGCGGGTTTAACCCAAACTTCGCGCATTTTGGAAAATTTGAAAGGGGTGCGCCATGCCGTCTGAAATTTGTCTCAACTGCCAACACGCCGACTTTCGCGCGGCAGCGGATTACTGGGGTTGGAAATCGGCATCGGTGGTATGCAAAAAGGGCGAGCCGTGGCGGTTTATTCCGTGCCACTTTGAATGCAGAAATGGGCGGTTTCAGGCTGCCTCGGATGATGTGATTGCTAAGCGGCGGGATTATGTGGAGAAATTGGGATGGGACTAAATGCAATGTATCGCCAACGTGCAGCGCAAGACGATTTTATGTGGCGGTTTCGTGAGCTGCTGGGCGAAAAGGGCTTAATCGCCAACCCTAACGCTACAAAGATTTATGCCGCAGCGGGCGACGTGTTAAGCGCGTGGCAGCGCAGCAATTCGCAAGTGCTGGTGAGCGTCATCGCGGTGCAGGATTGGTTAAACGGCGAGCGGCTGCCCAAATGGGGGACGGTGCAGGCATTGGCGGATTGGTTGGATTGCGAAGTGGGGGATTTGTTGGATAGGCGGTTTTGGGATTGTTGCAAAGGGTTTGTGAACTGTGGGCATGATGACCACGGTTGGAATTTCCCGATTTGAAATCGGGAAACTGGCAGATTGAAAAATGGCAGCCTGAAAGCAGTATTTAAGGATTATTTAAATACTGAACACGGCGCAGGAAAAACAAAAATGAAACAGAACAAAATCATCCTTCCTTACCCTAACCCCGTCCTAATGCCCAACCGCAAACACGGACGGCATTGGGCAAGCGTGCAACAGGCAAAAGTGAAAGCCCGCCAAGAAGCCTTTTTGCTTTCAGGCAGCCTGAATTACACAGGCGGCGGCTTGAAAATCACGTTTTACACGCCAGACGCAAGAAAACGTGATTTGGACAACCTACTCGCCGCCATGAAGCCCGCTTTGGACGGCATGGCAAAAGCAATCGGCGTAGACGATGCGCAGTTTCGCCCGCTGCTGATTGACAAGGTTAAGGCGGAAAGCAGAAAGGATGCGCGGGTGGAGATTGAATTGATGGGGCAGCCTGAAAATGAATGAACGCAAATTCCGCTGCCAAGTGTCCAACCAGCGCCCTTTGTTTGAAAACCTATACAAAAACATCGTCCCCGAGCTACTGGCAGCGCACGGCGATTTGGAAATCACAATACGCCCCTACAAAGCCAAACGCAGCTATGAGCAAAACCGCCGCTTGTGGAGCTTGTATAACCAAATCGCCGAGCAGGTTTGGCTGGATGGGCGGCGATATGAAGCGGCGATGTGGCATGAATATTTTAAGCAGCAATTTATCGGCTGCGATGAGCGGGTGTTGCCCAGCGGCGAAATCCAAAAAATCGGATTATCAACAACCAAGCTGAACACGCAACAGATGGCGGATTACCAAACGCGGATTGAAGCATGGGCAGCAGAGCAAGGAGTGATTTTTGAATACTGATAAAGATTTTCAGGCATGGGTGCGGCGGCAGCCAAGTTGCGTTTCAGGCTGCTTTTCGGAGTGGGTGAATGGCGAAGGGCGGTGTGAATTTGCCCATGTACGCCGTGTGTCGCGTGGCAGCGGTGTGGGGATCAAGCCGATGTTTTCGGGTGTGCCACTCACGCACGCGGAACACGCGATGCAGCATCAACAGGGTGAAGCGTATGTGTTGGCGGCGAATGGAATTATTGCCGATGATGCGGCGGCTTGGTTTGAAGCGAAAGCGGATGAGTATCTGGAGAGATGGAGAAAAAATGTATCGTAATTTGGATGAGTGCCTATCGCAGGTGTACAAAATCAGCAGCGTGATGATTGAGCCGCGCGGCAACACGGCAAGCGTGATTAGCCATATTCAGGGTGATTGCCCCAGCAGCAGCGGTTTAACACAGGCGGAATGGCACGCCAACGCGGCGATGATACGCTCGCAGGTTTCAGGCTGCCTGAATAGCCCGTTGTTGGTTGCCGTTGTGGAATGCGAATACGGCAAATTGGACGGCTTACTGATTATTGCTGGCGTGCTGGTGGCGGAAAAGATTTGCGATGATGTGTATCTGGCAGCGGATATGTTGCGCCATATTTACAGCGAGCATCCGAAGCGGGTTGCGATTATGGATAAGTACGATTTGCACGATATGACGTTTCAGCGCAAGCGAGACCGTATGCGCAAGCACTTGGCGGCTTGGGAACAGGAAGCGAGATTTAAGCTGCAAACTTGCTTTAAAGAGCGAAAAATCATTGATTAGGTGTGAGTTTTTAAGTATAATTTTGCTATATTTCGGAGAAAGTTACGTTTAGGTGGCTTTCTCCGTTTTTGTTTGCCTGCAACAGACCATTGCGGCGACTGCTTTTTTATCGCGCTAGCGGATTTGGTCGCCGCGCCCTTTATGTGAAAGGATTGTACCGTTTAAACAATCCAATCTAAAAACCCACCAAGAGCCGCAGTCGTCTTGGCGGGTTTTGCTTTATGAACCGTTTCAGGCTGCCATTACAATATCCAACCGTTTGCCCAATTGCACGGCGGCTTGTTCCACAAATTCCAGTTTGGTGCTGTGGCGCAAGTCTAGCAGGCGGTCAATTTGGGGCATGTGGACGTTTAGCCGTCGTGCCATTTCTGCTTTTTTCACGCCCTGCGAAAGCATCTCGTTGAGCAGCAGGATTTTGGCAGTTGGCAGGGCTGGCAAGGTTAATACTGCTTGCCCTTTTTTGGCACGGCTGGGCGCAGGAATAATGCGTTTGTCGGCGAAATAGCCATCTAGGGCGCAGAGTAAACCGTCCATGGCTTCAATCACGGCAGCTTCTTTGTCCTCGCCTGTGGCGGCGGGGTTGCGGAGGGGGGGGGGGCGGCTCCGCCCCCCGCCGTTGTCGTCTTTGGTTAAATCGTAGGGATAAGCTAACATGGTTTTTCCTTGTGGCAGATAGCAGCCTTTTCAGGCTGCTTTGTGGTTACTTCAAATCTAAATCGCGCTTAATCTTGTTTACCAACCCCGTGCCGATTTCTTTCGCGCCGTGGTCGGGGAAAACGGATGTTTTGCCGTTTAACCTGATTAAGATGTGGCTGCCGCGCTGGGTGGTAAATTCTACGCCTTGCGCTTTGAGCCATCGTTTGAATTCGTTGTATTTCACATAACTGCCTTTCGTTGTTGAGATGGCTGAATAATACAACATTTATGTTGTGTTTGCAAGTGTTATATGCAACTTTTTTGTTGTTTTTTTAGCTACCTTTGGGTGGCTTTTTTGTTAATTTACAAAGGAGCTTGATATGAGCGGAAAAACCAAACGTCCAATCGGGCGACCTTGCGAATTAAATGAAGCGGTAATTGAAAAAGCGTGGCTGTATCTTAAAGGCGGCTACAAAGAACAGGGCAATGCCGTGCCCAGCATAGCAGGTTTGGCGTTTGCATTGGGCAAAAGCAGAGACACAATGTACGAATGGGCGACACAAAATGACGAATTTTCCGACATCTTAAAGTGCATCGCCACCACGCAGGAAATGTTGTTGATAGACGGCGGTTTAAATGGCGACTTTAACGCTGCTTTTGCCAAAATGCTGATGACCAAGCACGGCTATTCCGACAAAGTAGAAACCGATATGAAATCATCGGACGGCAGCATGACCCCAACGGTGATTGAACTGGTTGCGGTGGGCGACGATGAAAGTACAGGTTAAGCTGCCGCCGAAAATCAAACAGGTTTTCAGGCTGCCGCGTGGCGCATTGCGTTTTCGCGGTGCGTGGGGCGGGCGTGGCTCGGGCAAGTCGTTTAACTTTGCCAAGATGGCGGCGATATGGGGCCTTGTTGAGCCGCTGCGTTTTTTGTGCACGCGGGAATTTCAGAATTCCATCAAGGAATCGTTCTACGCGGAGTTGAAGGCGGCGATTGCATCCGAACCGTGGTTGGAAGCTGCCTATGATGTGGGCGTGGACTATATACGCGGGCGCAACGGCACGGAGTTTCTGTTTAAGGGGCTGCGCAACAATATCCAGTCGGTTAAATCGCTGGCGAAAATTGATGTGTGCGTCGTGGAAGAAGCAGAAGACATCTCGGAAGCGGCGTGGGAAGTGTTGGAGCCGACCATTCGTGCGCCGAAGTCGGAAATTTGGGTGATTTGGAATCCGAAAACCGATGGCAGCGCGACGGATAGGCGTTTTCGTAAAAACCCGCCGCCGCGTTCGTGCATTGTGGAGATGAATTACGGCGACAATCCGTTTTTCCCGCCTGAATTGGAAGAGTTGCGGCGGCATCAGCAGCAAACGCTTGACCCTGCCCGCTATGCGTGGATTTGGGAAGGCGCGTATTACGAGTTATCGGACGCGCAGGTGTTTAAAGGCAAGTATGAGATTGCGGAGTTTGTGCCGAGCGAAAATTGGGACGGGGCGTATTTCGGCTTGGACTTTGGCTTTTCGCAAGACCCAACGGCGGCGGTGCAATGCTGGATTCACGATAACAAGTTGTATATTGAGCGCGAAGCAGGCGGCGTGGGCATTGAATTGGACGACACTGCGGCGGTATTGCAGGCAGCGATGCCTGATATTGAGCGGTACGTGGTGCGGGCGGATAGCGCACGCCCTGAAAGCATCAGTTATTTGCGGCGGCATGGTTTGCCTCGCATCGTGGGTGCCGTTAAGGGCAAGGGCAGCGTGGAAGACGGTATTGAGTTTATCAAGTCGTTTGAAAAAGTGGTGATTCATCCGCGTTGCACGGAAACGGCGCGGGAGTTTCGGCTGTATAGCTACAAGACTGACCGTTTGAGCGGGGATGTGTTGCCTGTGCCGATGGACGCGCATAACCATTGCATTGACGCCATCCGCTATGCCATTGAGCCGCTAATCGGCAGCATGGACGCGATGAAACGATTTAAGGCATTATCATTATGAAATTTAGGTTAGATGGCTTTTTGCAGGCAGTGTTGGGCGGCAAACAGCAGGTGCGGATAACTTCGGTTTCTGCGCCTTTTTTGTATGCGCAGGGTGGAATTTTTCGCCGTGTGGTGGATTTGCCCGCTGATAAGGCGTTATCAGGCGGTTTTGAGATTGAAGGCGATGCGGACAATTTGCTGGCATCGGAGATTGACCGCTTGAATGTGTTTGAAACGGCGGCGTATGCGTTGAAGCTGGCGCGGTTGTTTGGCGGGGCGTGCGTGATTCCGCTGGTAGCAGACGGCAAAGGATTGAACGAGCCGTTGGACGTTTCGCAACCTGTTGAAGTGGTGGAATTGCGAGTGTTTGGCATCAATCAAGTTTCGGTGGAAGGTGCGCTGTATGGCGATGCCACGCAAAAGAATTTTGGTGAGCCAAAGTTTTACCGCATTTCGTCGCGCGAAACGCAGTTTGTGGTGCATGAGAGCCGAGTGTTTCCGATTCACGGTTTCAGGCTGCCTGAAATGTTGAAATACACGCGTATTTATTGGCAAGGCGGCAATGCAGTAGACCGTGCTTATAAGGCGATTTTGGATTGGGAAACCACGCGCGAGCGCACCAAGCAGATTCTTGACCGCAAGCAGCAACCTGTTTATGCCATGAAGGGTTTAGCGGATTTGATTGTGGGCGGCATGGAAGATTCGGTGCAGCGGCGGATTCAGGCGGTGGATGCTTCGCGCGGGGTGCTGAACACGGTGGCGGTGGATGGCGAGGATAGCTACACCGTAAACGATATGAATGTGAGCGGGCTGACGGACATCATCGGCAAGTTTGAGCAGGTGATTTCGGCGGAGACTGGCATTCCGCTGGCGCAGTTGTTTGGGCAATCGGCAAGCGGGCTATCTGCCACAGGCGAAGGTGATTTGCGCAATTTTCACGAATTGGTGGAAGCGGAGCGGGTGCGTGTGGGCAATATGTTGGAGCGGCTGGTGGCGTTGTTGGTATTGCAAAACGGTATTAAGGGCAAGATTCCCGACGGCTGGCGCATTAAGTGGTCGCCGTTGTATGTGCCAACCGCGCGTGAGCAGGCGGATATGGCGAAGCTGGCAGTAGATACGCTGAAAACCGAAGTGGATGCGGTGGCGCAGGCGGTTTCTATTGGTGCAGTAAGCGAGGCGCAGGCGGCGGATTATTTCGCCCAGCGTGAGCAATTTGGTTTGAAACGTGAGGTACACGATGGCGCAGATGCCGAAGATTACGCGGCGAAAACCTAAACGCTGGTTGTATCCGCACGCCACGGAGCGCGAATATGAGCGGCTGCTGCTGGCTTTTGCCGATAGCATTGCGGCGGAAATTGAGCGGCAATTGCCTTTGTTGGATTTGCGCCAAGACGCGCTGGATGACATCCCTGAAAGCAGCGGTTGGTATGAGCGGCTGCGGCGGTGGGTAGTGGGTATTGCCGATGTGTTTAGGCAGCCTGAAAAAACGATTGCAGGGGCGTTGGGCTTATTGCGCGAAGCGGCGCGGTTTAATCAGGCGCAGTTTCACAAGGTGGTGCGTTCGGTGTTTTCGGTGGATGTGTTCGCGCATGATCCGTGGTTGTTGGATGTGATGAAACAGTTTGAAGCGGAGAATATCCGTTTGATTAAATCCATCCCAGCGCAGTATTTGGAAACGCTGCACGGCAAGATTGTGGCGGCGGGTTGCGCGGGGGCGCCCCCCTCGCCGCGCGCGGGGGTTTTTCCTGCGTG